ATTTTATCGTTATAAGCTGCTTCAAAGTTTATCCAGTCTGTGCTTGATAATGCACCATTTGCCACAGCAGATGCCAACCCAAGTGATAATACTTGACCTGACAATGATAGGCCATTTGCAGTTCCAATTGTTACTGCATCATGTGTTGGTATTGTCCAAGTACGATCATCACTCAAATCATAAGTTGTACCATTTATAGTAATTGTCCTTGTCAAAGGAACACCACCAAGACCGCTTAATGTATAATTTGGAATATTAAAAACACCTGAAGAATATGTAGCAGCACCATTTGAACCAATTGTTGTAAGAGATATTGCATTTCTTGCTCTTGCATCGGTAAAATAAAGATTTGTACCTTCCGTTACAAGTGTAGTCGTATAATCACCATTTACTGCAACAACATCACCTGTTCTGCCAAATACAGATGTAACAGGTGCCGTATCAACATCACTCCAAGATGCAGTTATTGTTCCTCCATCTTGCTGTGTTAATGTAAGTGTTTTTGTTGATGTGCCTGTAACAGCTGCACTATTTATTTTATCATTGTATGCCGCAGTCCAATTTGCTTGATTTACATCTGTTGGAATAGAATAACCTGCTGCAAGACCTAATGCAAGTGTACCATTTGATGTTATTGGGTTACCTGATATTGTAAGTCCAGTAGGAACACTCATATCTACACTTGTAACACTACCCACATTCCATGTCCTATTTGCACTTAAATCATAAGTAACACCATTTATGGTAATTGTAGTTCCTGTTGTAACATAGCTACCTTCAGCTTCATATTGTGGAATGTTTAATACATTTCCTACAAATGTTGCCGGGCCGCTTGTTCCAGTTGTTGTAAGTGTAATATCATCTTGCTTTGCATTTAAAGCATTTTGCAAATCTACTTGATCGGATAAAGTGCCAATGATACTTCCCCATACGGTGTCAGCACCTTCACCTGTGCCATATACTACCTTGGCATATATTGGTGATGCACTTGCATAATTTATCTTTATTACTACCATTTTATGATGTTATTTGATTTTGTACTTCAATATATCCGATCATCCAAGTGTAAACACCTACACCAGTATCAACCTGAAGTTCATAGGTAAATTCACCTGCATTATAACCAGCAGTTGTAGTATAAGATAAGCTAACAGTTCTTTTATTATTTGCAACAGATACAAAGTCTGCATTATTCCATGTAAATTGAGTTACTCCCAAGCTATTTTTAGCCATCAACTTAAAAATATATGTACTAACATCAATAGGAGTTGATTCACATTCATCTGAATAAAATTCAAATGGGATGATATATGTATCACCCTTTTTTATCGGTTTTAAATTAGTTTCTCCTATCATAGCTTGTCTTGTTTATCTTTAAGTGCTAATTTTATTTCATTTAAACTTGCAAAAATTTTCTCAAGTTTTTGACTCATTTCATTGTCCTTTTTTTCTACTCCATAAAGCCTAATCTCAAGTTCTTTCAGCTTAAGTTTCATATCCGTAAACATCTTTACAAAGGCTGCTATAAAGGCTATTGATTGAACGAAAATCGTCAATATTATCTCATTGTTCATTTTACCCCACTTTTAGTGTGATCTGATGCGAATTTCCCTAACAAATATACGGAAATAGCCAAAATTATCCTATAAATGTCAGTAATTCCTCTTTCCACATAATCTTGGACTATTATGGAAATACCGCTAATAAACCCCACTAAACTTGTTTTCCAATCTACCCCAAAAACCTTAACCATTTGCTTATTTATCCAATTTTTCATATTATACATTTTTATATATTGTTGTAATTTTTGTACCGTTAGTAGCTTCAGGAATAAGAATCTCATATACCCCAGCACTTGGGTTAGTTACAACATAGCTATAATACCATTTACCATTATAACCTACTGCAAACAATGTCTTATTTGCAGGATTTTGAGCAGATACTTTACCTGATGCCAAAGTTTGCTGATATGTGGCTAATGTACTATTATTTGAAGTTGATGGTATTATTGGCCCAGATATTTGTAATGTAAAAGAATAAGAAGGGTTCTGACCAGTAGCACTATTTAAGGTAATATCCTGTAAATAAGCCGTAGTTTCATAAGCAATATAATTAGGTGCTGATGTCTTATTATCCAAAATATCGAATGTAATGCCAAATAAGGTTGGATTTACAGCATAAATATCTTGCATCAATGATTGTATTGGATGCGAATTTGTACCCTCTAAAATAACCAAGGCATTACCAGTTATTGTGCCAGTAACCCTATCAGGATAATATTCCCTAAACTTATTGTTAATTTTAGGTGCAAGTTCTATAAAAGACCTATTCAAATTAAGTGAAACATCCTTAGCACATCCAATAGGGTAAATATTACCTCCATAAGATAATGTCATCACTAAACCTTCTGCTGTTATATTATAAGGCATATTATTAATTGTTTATAACTTCATCTCTATATGTATCGTAATTAAATGGTTCAACTTTATTATAACTAAAATCAATACCACCGCTTGTAACCTGAACTTGTGTAATCATTGAACCATATTGTATAAATAATGATTCATATTGATTAATTGTAATATTTGAAACATCCAAATTAGCTGCAAAAGCATAAGGTACAGATGGAACAGCTAAAGTATATGTCTTTAATATTGTTGCATCTTTTCTTAATGTAATCTCAATTGGTGATGTTGTTCTGCTATTAATTAAACCATTAAGTCTTGCTGTAATATTAACTGTAATAGGATCAGCACCAAGATATGTTAAATTATCTAAGTTAGAATTTAAAACAAATTCACTACCACTTATAAGTGTAAGTTTAGCATAAACTAAAACATTATATGTTCCTGGTGTTGCATCAGTATTAACAACTTCTGTTGTTGTACCGCCATCATCATCAAGATATTGGTCATATAATTCAAGTAATGTTGCTGACCAAGTTGAATTACTAAAATTAATTTCTTTAAGATTTAATATACCATAAACCTTATTTGGATCATCATCAACAAGTTTTACTGTATTTATAAGACCTAATGGCTGATCAGTAACACCATCGTTCCATACAAGTCCATACATATTTGCATCAAACTTATTTCTGTTAAATCTCGTATTTTCCCAATGAGCAATCAAATTTGATGATCTGATACCATGTCTTTCATTAGTTGCCTTAAATCTATATCTATACCATTCCTTATTTGTGAAAGTCAATTGATCATTCTTAAATACATTCCCCTTATATTGCCAAGAGAATCCATCATCAATAAATATTTCACTTTCTGTTTCATTTCTTAATAATATATCTTTTTCATATATAGATTGTATTCCTATATTTTGCCTATCTGAAAATGAATTGAAATATGTTATAACATTAACTTTTAGATTTTTAAATCTTTTTAATGTTGGTGAAGCAAAATCTTCTTGACCAATTATTAAATATAATCTTATTTCACCATTCATAGGCAATGGTTGTGAAACTATATTTATTGATTGATATTCATTGGATTTAATTCTACTTGTATAAATAGTCTTAATAGCAGCAGATGGATAATATGGATCAGTTGATGCAATCCAATTACCATCATTATCTAATATATAACCAAAACTCGGACTAACTTTTAATAAAACATAAGCATGAATGGCTGTACCTGTATATGATGTTGGATCATCATATTTTACATCAAATGAAAATTCTAATTTATCTTCTTTTTCAATATTGACTGGGTTAGAATATATAAATGATGTTAAATTACCATCTGGTGTTATAAATGCAAAATTATCAATCATTCTACCTGCACCATCAAATTCCTCTTGTCTGCCATATAAACTTGCAGTAGGATTTGGTGTTAATAATGGTGGAAGTCCAGCACCCCAATACAATAAATCATATATTTTTGCACTTGTACCTGCACTTGTTAATGCACCTCTTGAAAAAGATTCATTGTCTAAAACTTCTTCAAATTGGTCATACATAAACTTGGTTTTGACAAGTCTTTGTTTTCTATTTATGAATCTTATTACATCAGGTGCAATAAATTTCATCTCACTATTTGCACCTATTTCTACATCAAATCTTTTATCAAAAGCAGTTCTGCCGCTTACACTATTTGTAAATCCTTTTAAATTTGTTGAAAATGGTGCATATAATTCTTCAACCCTTAATATATGCCATTGACCTTTATATTGAAATATTGTCTGACTAAATGCACTATTTATTTTATTTAATACTTCAAGTGATGATTCGTATTGTATTGGTGTATTTGTCTGAAATGTTTTTACATCTATATAACATTGATCTAATGGCATTTGATTATTGCCATCAGTCATTGATGTATGAAAAAGATTATTAATTACAACACTATTTGTAAATGTAATTGGTGTCTGATACATTGCATATTGTATCAATTGCCATGGTGTTTTTCTTCCAAGAAGTTCATTACCTGCATTATCTTGTAATGGTACATATTGTAATAAACCTAAGCCATCACTTGCTCTTAATACCAATATATGCCATGTTTCTTGCCATATCTCTTGGAAATCATCTTGCATTACCCAACCAACCCAATAATTTGTCCAAGAACCAAAATCAAATGATACCTTAATTTGATTATCTGTATCAGTTAAAAAATCATCAATTGTTACACCACCACCATCAGTTGCTATTTGTATTTCAGCCATCATTGGCCTAACAGGCTTAAACCAATCTTCATTAGTATTATTTTCTCTCAGTACAAATGGATTAAGACCACCTTTTAATGTAATAGAACCACCTGCGTGAGATGTAAAATCAAATCTCACTACACAAGTCTGACCTTGTAAACTTTTGAATTCTATTCTATATTTTTCAGCCAACTCTTGAAAATTGTGAATTTGTACGATTTAAACTACCCACTAAATCTTGACCTCGTAATACTAAACTAACTGATCCGGCCATCTGCATACCACCTGGTTGTATTCCACCAAATTGAGGATTTGCAATACCACCAATACCTAATGCCCCAAGTAATATTTTACCGAATCCACCTGATTTTGCTACTGCACCACCTGCTCCAAGACCTCCGGTAAATATACTTGCTAATAATGTAATAATACCTGTTGCAATAACTTTTGCAACTATTTGTGATATTGCTTGTAAAACAGCTTTCCCAAATTCTTGAAATGCGAATTTACCTGTTTGTATAAAATTTGAAAATAAATCTTGTATTGGATTAAAAAATCCATTTGCTATTGCGTCAAATGTTTTATTAAAATTATTAACAATATATTTATTAGCATCTTCAGTAGCTTTTTGTAAATTAATTGCTAATTGTGTAGTAACTGCTTGAATACCTGATATTTTATTTACATCAATTGCTTTTTTGATATCAATTTTTGGTGTTAAATCAATACCTTTTGATTGTATTTTTTGTAATGATTTTGTGTCAAGTTGTATTGCTTGACCTCTTGTGATAACTGCTAAATCTTTATATATTTTCAATAAAGCAGCTGCTGCAATTTCAGCTCCAGTTAATTCTTTTGTTTCTTTTTTTAATGAATTATTTAATGTTTGTATTGATGCATCATATTGTGAAATTCCTAATATAGTAGGTACTAATTGTTCAACATATTTTTTATTTACTTCTGTTAAATTATCAATTTGTTTTTTATTTTCTATAACAGCAGCAGATGCAGATGCTAAATTTATTTCAGTTGTACTAACTACACCATTAAAGGTTCTTTGTGAATCATAACCTGTTTTCTTAGATAAATTTACCTGATCTTGTAATGCTTTTTCTTTAGCTAATAATTTTGGTCTTTCTTGTTCTAAAGAAAATTGTTCTGAAGCATTTTTATTTATTACAGCAGTTATAGCAGATTCTTTTGCTCTTAATAATAAATATCCTTTTCTTGCTTCTATATTTTTATTAATAATATCTATGCTTCTTTGTGTTAAAGCATTTTCTTCTTTTATTCCTGCAACAATATCAGGAGATATTTTTCTTAATTCTACATAAGCAGCATATCTATCTGCTTGTGGTTTTTTTGAATTATTTAATGTATTTGATAAAATATTAATTTTTTCAATTTCAGTTTGTGTATCACCAATTGATTTAGAAAGTTCTTTATTATATAAATTTTGTGAAGCAGCTAATTCGCTATTTTTACTAAATAATGCTTCAATAGCATTTCCAAAAGAACCATATTTTTGTATTGCATAAGTTACAATTGATGTAATTGCACTAAATGCTAATCCAATACCTGCTGGGCCAATTAATGATTGACCAAGAGATTTTAATGCAGGTATTGTTCCTTTTGATTCTGTTGTTAATTGACCAAAAGCATCAACTACTAAAGGTAAGTTGTTTTGAATTGCAATAAATCCAAACGGTAAATCTCTGGCTACTTGACTTAAAGAATTAAGTGCATAACCTGCGTTTTTTGTTGAACCTCCAATTTTATCTAATCCAACTTGCTTTAAATTAACTAAAGATTTTTCAAGTGATACAATTTGTTTATTTGTATCAATAATAGCTTGTCCAGTCTGATTTTTTAATGATTTTCTAAGTTCAGTTAATTTTGCTTCAACTTCACTTATTGATTTTGTAAATTGTGTTACATCAGCACCTATCTTATATATAAAATCTTGTATTGCCATTTATGCTAATCTTTTGAATAATTCTTTTATTTCATCATCATTCAATATGCCACTATTTGATTCATCACCTGGCAATTCCCATAATCCCTCAGGTGTTTTTGGTGCAGTTTTTGGATCGCCCATTAACCGCACCATTGTAAACATTAATATTCTTGCCAATTTATAGTTATCAATTTTTTTAACTTGATAACCATCTAACATTAAACTAAAATGTCTTGGACTTATTGAATAAAATTCATTAGGCAATAATCCAAGTTCTCCAAAAGCAAATTTCTCTATTTCTTCCCACGAATATTCTTTTTTTTTGCTTCGGTTTTAATATCAGATTGTTGTGTCTGTTTTATAAAATCACTTTCTGACCATATTATAATAACCTTTTTTATTTCTTCAAGAAATAAATCATTTGTTAGATTTTTTTCAATATAATCAACAAATGTTTCAAAACTAATAGATGGTATTTCTTCTTTTATTAAACAATTATTATAATATCCTGAATATAATATTTGTGCAATTCCAATCTCATTTAATGTATTATCATCAAATGCAATACCATCTATCATCTTACCTTGAAGATACCTAAATGATGCCATTCCAAATTTAAGTCCAATAATATTTCCTTCAATTTCAATTTTAGTATAATTCATATTTAGGCAGTTATATCAATAGTTCCTGTTGATGTGAATGATCCACTAAATTTCATAAAATCAGCAGTTGCTTGTGTAAGTGTCAAAGAAGATACATAAGCAGAAAACTGATGATAATATACAGTTCCAACTGATGCTCCGGTTACTGTTGGATTTTGAACTCTTACTGATATAAGTGTTTTGTTAATACTTGCTGATTGCAAATCTTTATAAGAAATTTGCGATACTGATGGTGATACTTCACAAACTGCATCAAAATCAATTGTTATTGATGGTTCACCAACTGAGGTTAATGTTCCACAATTTGTTTGATCTGATGTAGTATCAAGTGTTGTGTTTACTGAAGATGATGCAAGACATACAAGTGTCTTATAAGATGATCCACCAGCAACATCTACATCAATGTTTTGTACTGAGCCTAAAATTTGTGCCATTTTTTATTTGTTTTTATTTTTGATTAACGAAATTTTCTATTGTTATTATTTTCCTATTTATATAATTATCACCTTTTATCAAAGGTGAGTAATTTGATGATGTTCTTGCTTTTGGTAAAATTTGAAAGTTTGTTGTTTCAAATCCATATATAGGTGTATTTGGAATCATAATATTTAATATCTGATTTGCAATATTATCAACAATATTCATATTATTAATTCTATATTGCTCAGAATAAATCTCAATTGTTACATCTACAATATTATTGAATTTTTGATTATTATTATCACCAGTTTCAATAATATTACCAATTACAATGTAATTTTGTGGTGTAGTTTCATAAGGTGTTTGTCCATATACAGGCACATTGACATTATTATAAGTAATATTGCCATTTAATGCAGTAACATAAACACTTCTAACATCTTGGTTACAATCTAACATTATTCACCCAATATTTTTATTATTTTCTCTTTTAATGGTTTTTGATATGCCATTATACTTGGCCTCATATATGGCCTTGCAGGATAATTTCGTATCTTTTGTCTTTTAAATTTAATTGCAATATCTTGCCATTCTTTTTCAAGTGATGGCACATATTCTGCTGCATATTTACCAGTTCCAAATTCAACATAAGCTGCATAATCTGTTTGTGCAACTAAATTATAACTTAAAAACTGTTCTTTTTTAAGTGATATACTACTTGCCAATCTTCCTGTATCAATAGCATTGCCTGCAACAATATTCTTAGCTGATGTAGCCATTAATTCTCCATGAGCTGCAATTTCTTGATCAATTAAAGCAGTTTTTTTATTAACATCTTTTTTTAGAGTATTTAACATTTCTCTAAAAATATTATCAGGTGTTTCTATTGATATTAATTTACTCATTAGATTACAACCTTTTTATATTGATGATAATTAAGACCATCCCAGTATGGATATTGTGTTGGTATTGTTTTAGTATCTGCGTTCATTTGTTTTCCTCTATTCTCATATGACCAAGCTACCAAAGCTAAAATATCGCTTTTTATATCTTCAGGAAGGGATGTATATCCTGCTTGATAAGTAATAATATAATTACCTGCATTATATAACCAAATTTTACCACCTATAAGTTCATAATCGTCATTTTTGACTAATGTTTGATAAGTGTTAAAACCTGTTTTCCATTTTATTTCATTAATACATATTAATGGTGAATATGGTACATCTACCATCCAAACACTTGGTACTGATCCTGTTAATTCAATATCTGTCCTTAAAACTTTATTTGCAAATGAAACTGATGTCAATTTTTCAATATGTTTTCTTGCACCTTCAATTAGTTCTTGTATCATAGTATCATCAGTATCATATGAAATACGCATCCATTTTTTTGCATCAGTTAAACTCACTGGTTCAACTACTACATCCGTTACAACATTTACACTATTTACTATAATTGCCATATTTGCTAATTGTATTTATAGACCATTTCTCGCATCCATTGTTCAAATGTTTCCAATTCGTCATTTGATGTTTGCTCTTTTGCTCGGATATATGCTTTTCGTGATGCTGATTTATAATTTTTTTCTTCATCCAGCTTACAAATGGCATTAACCCACTCTTTAATGTCATCACGATTTTTAATATATATTCCTGCTTTATCACAATTTTCTTTTAAACCAGGTGTTTCAGTACAAATAACTGGTATTCCATAACACATTGCCTCAGTCGCTGTCATACCCCAGGATTCATACTTTGATGGCATTAACAATATTTTAGTTTTTTTATAAACTTCTTTGATATTAGAAGTATTCTCCATCAATGTTATATTTGGAGAATTTGGTATGACTTGCTCGTCATAACTACCCCTAACAGCCAAAAATTTCTTATTTGGTAATGCCCTGGCTATCTGTTCAAATATCTTACCACCTTTATTCTCATTTATATTAATTAAAGTGATAAAATCGTTCTCCCAAGGATCAATATTAGAATTAAAAAAACTCGAATCAATAGGTGGATGTAAAGTAAAGTTATCAAATTTATAAGCTAATTCTTCCTTTAACCACTTTGAATTATACACAATATGTTGATTTCTTTCTGCATTTATAATCTCAGGATAAGGATAAGAATTATGTATTAAATGAAATAATGGCTTTTTTCTCATAGCTGAATATGAAATTGTCCATTTTGTATAATCCAAATGTGTAATTACCATATCAGACCAATTAAATAGATTATCTATTACAACTGGACTTGGTGGGAAAACATCAATACCATCAAATACATAATTATTAGTTATTTTATAATGATTAGCTTGATGTAATAACACCCTAATAGTATGGCCTTTGCTCATCAAAAATTTGTTGATCCGGTGTAGCATATATTCTGCTCCACAATTGTGTTTAGGCGGATATAAATGGATAGAACAAAGTATATTCATATAAATTCATAGTTTACATAATATCCATAAACATCATTGGCAAAAAGCAATTTCATATATGGATATTTTTCAATAAAATTATCTTTTGTTAAGTCTGATTGTAAATGGGTTTCATATTTATTGCCATCTACCTCACCTTGTTCCATTTGATAAGGAACTGCAACTAAACATTTCTTATTAGCATTATGTATATATCCGATTAAGTTTTGTGCAACTTTTAGCTCTAAATGTTCAACAACATCTCCTAAAATAATAAAATCATATTCGCTAATATCAAAATCAACTACATCCCCACAAAAAATACTTGTATAAATAGAATGTAAGTCAAATTTATCAATATATGGATGATATATCTCAAGTGCATCAATGCTGTCAAAATATCCTTTTAACATCACTCCATATTTGCCTGATCCTGCACCAACATCCAAAACTTTTGCATAATGCGGAATATTTCGCATTATGTGCATCTTTACATCATCTTTGAAATAGTCAAAAGAATATGGCATAAAATAAAAATAAGGGGGATTTTCACCCCCTTTCGGTTATATCTAACACAAATTAGATTGCACCGTAAATAGCCGCAGAAGGCTGGAATTGCAACAATTCACATCTTGCCTCACAACGGAAAGTGATCAAGTTCTTAATGAAATCATCTTGGTCAAATTCAGTTGAACGAACAGACAAACCTGACTGCTGTGCAATAGAATATTTAGTTGTATCAATTACATAAGCCTTAGAAGCTGTAACAAGAGAATGTGGAACAACTGGGATACCCATGATTCTAACATTACCATTGTTATCAATTGTAAGACCACCAGGAACACTATAAGAACCACCTGAAGGCAAAGTCTTGAGAACTGATGCCCAACCTGCGTGGGTAGTCAAGATAAGATTTGCGTTCCAGTTAGCAGAACCCAATTGTGCAACATAATCAACAAATTTCTCTGCTGTGTTGGCACCTGAGCTTACTCCGCTTGTTGCAGAAGATGCAATTGCGTTAAGATAGTAAGTATCTTCAGCTCTTTGGAAATCTTCGATCAAAGAAGATTGCAAATAAGATTGCAAGAAAGGAAGATCATCGATCATCTGACGGCTAACTTTAGCATAACCAGCGATGAAAGACAAAACAGTATTTACAACTGTTACATCATAATCAAGCTGTGCTTTAGGGTTAGCTTCAGTTTGCTTACCAAAAGAACCTTCGCCAACAGGGCTGTTTCCGCGTGGGAAAGATACAGAACCAGTTGATACAGGAAGGATGTTAAATACTGAACGCAAATGTGGATTCACATAAGCTCTCATATATGCGTTATCAGCATAAGATACATAAACACTACCAGTAAGGTTAGTACCTTCTGTCATAACTTGAACAGCTTTAAGATCAAGATCAGCAGAAAAACCTTTACCACCGCTTTTTACTGCGTGTTTAATGTCATTCCAACCTTTCTCAACAGATGCACCAATTGCATTTTTGATGTCTGAGATATGCTCTGCATAAGAACTTGCAACTTTTTTCTCAGCACCAGCAGTCAAACGACCATAAGATGCTTTAGCTTCAAGAACTTCTGCTCTTGCTTCTTCAAGACTTTTATTAGTCTTTAGGATGCTTTCGTTGATTTGCTCAACTTTGCTTTCAAATTGTTTTGCAGCTTTTTCTGTTACGGCAGCTACTTCCGCTTTTTGTTCTGCCAACTTAGCTTCAAGGGCAGTTTCAAATTGTTTCAAATTTTCCATTTTGTTTAGAATTTATTTATTATACTGATTAATGATTGCTCAAACTCTGCATTATCATCCTTTTGCTGCAAAGGTGCTTCCGCTGCCAATGTGCTACTTGTCTGCATCTGTTCAACAGTTTGTGCAAGTTGTTTGACTTTAATTAGGCATAGATCAATTGTTTCATCAGAAACATCAGAATCTCTGATAAATTTCTCAAATGCTTTGATCTGATCTTGTATTTTCTCTATATTTTGCATTCCTTTCATACCGATAAGTGGTGTGTTCTCATTTGCACCCCAAGCAGTAAGTGATGAACCTTCAAAAAGCATTACATCAAAAATCTCGTTTGCCTCACTTCCTTTTTGCTCACGAAGTGTCTTAAATCCAATTGAATGTTCTCCAATAAGACCACTTTCTACCATTTTGATAAAATCTTTACCAAGTTGGTGTGATCCTATCTTAGATTCATAATAAAGACCATATCCATCTTCTTTAAGTGTTGTAAGTTTACCTAATGGTTGTGATGGATTGTGATTAAGCAAATGCTTAATTCTTTGCTTACCTTCTACTCCCCAATCTTGGATTGATCTTTTAAAGGCACCTGGCATAATAATATCACCATCTGAATCCATCATGCCAAATGCAGAAAAATAACCTGCAACGATACCATTTTTAGTATCAACATCTTTGACTTCTAAGTCAAATGATTTATAATTGTAAATCATATTTTTGTTTTTATTTTTATCTATTTGTTCTAATTTTCTTATTGCCCATTCTATACCAGCATCTCCACCCCAAGCATCCCACATAAGACCACCACAACCTTCAGAATAAGGTACATCTTTATGTTGTTGATGTCTTTTAAATGATGCCATTTTCGCTATCACATCTCTGGAAATGCGTTCTTTTCTTGACAATTGCCCAGCACGAATCCAACCTATATTAGTTCCACAAGAACTTCCATTCTCTTCTTTATACTTTATTGCTCTTTTTGCGTTATTACTTGCTTCTTCAGGATAATCATTATAAGTCATGGCTTTTGTTTCATCAGCCTCTTGTGCTAAATAAGCTAGATAAGCTCTTTCAGCAGATTCCTCTGAATTATACATACATTCACCATCACCTATCCTATACTTACCATTTTCGCATCTTGTTACTGGCATATTAATCAAATGTTACGGCATCAAGCCTTTTTTTAAATATTAAATTCCCATTATTATCCCTTTTAGGTATAAAACCAACAGTACATCTGCAATTTATAGTGAATCCTGCTGGTGCAGATAAATCACCTGGTTGCATTGCCACTACTGGCTCACCCTTTTTACCGGTTGATGTAAATGGATCATTAAAATCTACAACTACACCATCAAGTTCAACATGATCAAATTCATCCTCAGGTATTCTTCTCGTTCTGCTATCTCTTGCACTTATCCATTGCTTATCAACTTCAAACCCATGTGATTTAGCACCATTCATTGCTGCAATATTACTTGCTCTCATAACCTCAGTTCTTACAATTCTTCTTGCACGAAAAGCTACATAGCCTATCGTTTCATCGGCAAGAATCAATTTCGCAATTTCTTCTACACCAAGACCTTCATTAATCCCTTGTTGCACTATGCTTATAAGTTTGTCTTTTGTTGTTTTAGTAATTAAACTAACAAGTTCAAAACCTTTTGTAGCAAGAAACTCTAAAATCTCTCTTGTCCACTCACGATTAAAACCAAAAGTATCAGCTTTTTGATTTGCTTGTATTTTTAATGCACGATATGTAGCATTACCAAACACAACCGCTGATTCCTTATACATTTGTTCAAAGACCTTATATAAATCTTTATTCCATGCCTCTAATCCTAACCTACTTATTGCACCTTGTGTGCCATATTTTTTTATATCTCTTGCAAATTTATTAAATTGATTTTTTATCGATTTAATAACTGCATTATCATACTTATTCTCAATTACAATCCTTAACCTCTGAACCTTCCTCCAATATTCGCTTCTTTGTTTCCCGTTCATCAGTTAATTTTTTTTTATAGCTATTCCTTGCCGCTATTCTCATAGCTTGTTCAGTCTTGCAAGTCCTCTCTGTCGGAATCTTCGGAAATCTCTCCATCACCATTTGCCATATCTCTTGATCCGTTGTCGTAGCTACTATCATCATCATTATTTTGGTCATCAGATGGGATTGTCAAGTCCATCATTACTTGATTAAGTGGTATTATGCCATTACTAACATAAGACATATCATAAATACCACCTTTTTCTTCGTAATTCATCGCAACTCGTTTCTCATCAAATGTTAGCCAGTTAGCATCACGCAATATTCTACTCATGCGTTCCATGTCTTGTTGCAACTCAGGAAGTGCTGTTATATCAAAGTCAATATATACATCTTCACCAAATGCAGGTACAAGCCATTTATTAAGTTCATCTCTTAATGAACAACACATTGGAACAATAGTGTTAGTCATCAAATCACGCAGTGCATTTTGATAGTTATTATAACTTGTGCTTGATGTATCAAACAAAACTGATGGCATACCGAAAACTCTACACCATTGTTGCAAACTCATGGTCATTGTCTTAACCAAGTCCATATCAACTGAACTAAGTCCAAAATTCAAATAATCCCAAGGTGTTTGCAATACTCCTATCTTACCTTTATTATCAACACCATTAATATCTTCATTAACGGCTCTTTTTATTATTCCTGCCTGTTCAATTGTGAATGTCGCAACATTTGTGCCAATAGGCTTAGGTGTAATAGCACCTTTTGCACCACCATTGGCTGCCATCATCGCTGAAGCATCTGCTGCATTATTACTCATCCGCAAAGTCTTATATGCAGACTTTAATGGACTTAATCCACGCAGATGCGATCTTGTTACATCATTAAACTCAGGATTCCATGTTTTCCATTGGCATACTTGTTCTTTTGGAATGTCAATGCCCATGCCAACCATAAGTTTATAACCAAGAATATTATACAAGTCTTTCGGATCAGGATAAATATCCAAGAATTGTGTTGGCAACACATTTAGTTCAACAAACTTACTTCCTTTGACATTGCCATTGTTACCATAAATATTTCCCTCACCACTCAAATACCTATAACCAAATAAATTTTCCAAAAACTGATCCTGAGATTGCGATCTATTTGGTTGTTCCAAAAGTTTCGCAAGTGGACTATCCATAACCACATTCTCACTATACGCATTTTTTCTTTGTATCAATGCTTGTTCAAATGCACCTTTAAATTGAATACCCTTAGAAAGATTTTTATACTTTATTAAAGCTGTTCTTCCTTTCTCAGTATTGTTCAACTTATATACATACCAAGGTATTGATGCAGACTTCCTCGCCAAAAACGATACAATAGCATAAACATCGGCATTACCAAGGTAACCTTCGTTTACATAAGTTTCTGTATTGTAGTTTTGGAGAATTGCACCATTGATGCCTTTTACTGGTGTCGTGTATGTAATGGTTGGATCTAATCCTTTTTTTCTGAATATATCAAATAATCCCATTTTGTTTATATTGCCCCCCAGGTTACTGAAGGAATTGTTAGCTTACTAAATATAGCATATCTCATCGCATCAATTGCGTGATCTGAAAATTTTACAGGCATATCTAATTTATTTCCATTCCTATCCGTTTTCCACCGATAACTCTTTAGTTCCTTTAACAAATTTAAGGAATCTTGGTGAATTGTCAAAGGTGTGCCTTTTACAGTCCTAATTCCCTCCGTTACATCCTTATTAGCAGGTTTTGCATTAAACCCATTTCTAACAAGTTCCTCAATCGTTTTCGGCTCTGCCGCATCACAATATATCTCATCGTAACTACCAAGTCCCATCTGCTTCAATTTATCTACCAAGTCGTTTGTCGTTAGCCTAGTTTCGTAAAGCAATTCCTGTACATAAGCCACACCATCGTTAAATATTACCTTTACAAGTGATGATGGGTTGTTAAACCCAAAGTCCAATCCATACACCACCTCACCTTCCTCAGGCATATTCTCAGTTGTCCTGTGATGCGTAAAAATCAAGTCCTGCGACAACCCCCTTTCACCCAAGCCATATATTTGCCAGTAGTTTGGATCAGCATCTTTCAACCTACTTAACTCATCAACCAACTCTTTTGGCAAAAATGGATTATCTAAAAATGTCGTAATATGAAAATCGGCATCATCCCTCGGAATCACATTGTCATAAATCCACGAACTCACATCTGATGGATTATAGTCTATCACAATCTTACCCTCAGTACGCATAATCAACTGCATCCATGCCTCATAACTTAATTCATTAGCCTCATTACAGAAAAGATAGTTTCTTGCCCTACCCCTTATCTTCTGCGGCTGATCAGCACTCACAAACTCAATAATATTGCCATTTAATGAGTAAATCTGATCAGTTTTGTTGTGATTATCCTCGGAATATATACCAAGTCTTGACAAAATATCAATAAAATCACGCAAAACTGTACCTTTTATGGATGGAAGTGATTGCCTTACCACAGTTAAGGTCTTACCATTCTCTTGAAGTAACTTGACAATGAACCAAATTAAAATATTATAAGTTTTACCGCTTCTTGAACCACCTTGCATCACCGTTATACGCTTCTTACTATCCTCAAGCAGTTCGTAAACTTTATTCGTTTGCAGTTTAGCATTCATAAAAAAAATTAAAAATCAGAATCGGTTTTTCAGTTTGAAAAGTAGGTATAAAAATGGGTATTCTTTATTTCGTTTGTTTTATAACACTTGTTTTAGTTGCTGTCATTCCTCTTGTTCTATATTTGCCCCCCGGTTTTGGTTTCCTTAAAGTACCTCCCCCTTTCTTTTTGCCATCTTTCACAGCCACTTCAGTCGGTAAAAAATTGGTATATAATCTACATTATGTTAAATAGGATTATAACCGCATGATTATCAACCCCTCCCCCACCCCATCGGTTAGGCGACTTTCTCCATAATCTGTGGCTTGATAACTTCAACTGATACCTGGTTAAGCTGACCTTCAATTTTGTTTTCAATCTTCTGTGTTGGCAGACCAATGAAGTAAGAACAGAATATCTGAATGGCTTTCATATCGCCTTCAGCTATCTTCTGTTGTAATACCTTGAATGCAGTATCAGCCATAGGTTGTAGCTTGGCAATAATCTCATGCTCCTCCATTCTGCGTTTGCGACCAGCACCAACCCTTGCACCACCTCGCTTATCTTTCTTGCGTTCTACAATAAGTGAATTAAGTTTATCGTCTGTCATGTTTTGAATTATTCTGGTTATTCAGATGCGGAATTTTTCTCATTATCAACCAAAAAGGGATAATTATGTATCAATTCCATATTATGTGTAAAGCCTCTTGTGTCCGGCTGATCTCGTTCATAAATACGAAATTTAAGCCAATCATCATTGTTAGCAGCCTTCATATATTCATTGAAATCAACCTTATGTATATGCAAATAGATCGACTGATCTCTTTTACCTTTTTTAATGTAAAATCCTTTCTTTGCCATTAATACATAAAATTAACCAAATATTTGAATTTTATATAAAAGTTATTCATATTTCTTAATATCTTACTAATATATATCAATTTTATTATATATTTTATATATTTATAAATATATATCTATAATAATATATTTATACTATATATTTGTATTTTATAATTATAAACTATAATTACATGAAAAGCAAAGAATTTATCAGACTTATTATTGCAATTGTTATTGCATCTATTATCATTGGATTACTTCAATCAAACGATCCCGCATTTTATTAGAATAGATTGAATGTAACATCGTATTTCTTCATTAGATGCGATTTTAGACCTTCTAAGTCTGTATGTACAGGAACATACATCTGAATCATTTTACGGCCGTTGAAATGCCCTAATTTCATTAATTCAGTATTTACCTTTGCGATAAGGTCAGATATTATAGGATCATTTATACTTATCATTGATTCAACTGAACTTATGGTATGCATTACAGTTGTATGGTGTTGGTTAAATAGTTCACCTATGCCAACAAAAGTATATCCATAATAAGTCCTCAAAAAGTATTGTATTATTTGTCTTGGATATAAATACTTTCTATTTCTGTTTCTTTTTACCAATTGGGTAATTTCAATTCCAGTTACATTTTTTACAGCTTCTCCTAAATGCACAAAATTCTGATCAATCATAAAATAAATAGTTATTAAGTTTTAGATATATAATATAATTACAAATTAAACAATATAAAATTCATTGGGTACGCGATAACGCGATTTTATGCCATTTCTATATTCTCCCATATATATATTTTTTTTGATTTTTTTGTAAATCCCCCTTAAAATTTGAGAAAAATCGTGTAATCGCGTCACCGAACTGATTATCAGCACTTTAATCGCGTACCAATCGCGTACCGATCGCGTTCCAAACCCCAAAATCGCGTTACCAAAAACCTTAAAATTCGACCTCATTTTCCTCTATTAAGTTAAATTTATAAACTTTCTTACCACCTGATGCCTTATCTCGCTTATTTAGGTACGCGATTTTTAAAAGGGTACACGATTCTTCAATTGCCTTGGTGAATCTTTTTACCGAATAATCTTTCTTCTCAAAACCTGCCATATTTAAGAAATCGTTATAAAGTTGTTCTAACTTTATCCAATTTCCATCCTTCTCTAAAACAGATTCAATGTAATCCAAAAACTCATCACCAAACTGCACCTTAATCTGCTTTTTAACCAGTTTATCAGAATTGGTCATATTCTGTACCCCATACTGCAAATATCCCTGTACGCAGTTAAACATCAAATTATAAAACCTATTCCATTCCTGGACATCCCAATCATCAAATAGCTTATGGCCAAAAAAATCTTCAGGTGTATAGGTATTCGAGAATGTCGGTGCAAATTCCATTACCCTTTGCCTTCTTTTAGCATGGTTGCCTGAATTGGGGATGGTGTAATTTGTAGTAAATACAACCTTTGGTGAATCCTTATAAGGTATAAATAACTCATCTTTGTTCTTTTTCTCTACTGTTACACCTTCTGTT